GAATAGTTTCTCATATTCAAACTAATATCTTGGCAACTAGTTGGGTAGATTCTATTAGTAATGACTTGCAAATGAAAATAGAGAAGAAGACTCCGCTTATTGTGGATCTTTTTAATAAAAGGCAAGAGCAGTTAAATGATGCAGTAGAGGAGAAATCCACAACAGGAAACTGAAATTAAATGGTAATATCGTCATATAATATATGAACTTTCTGTCTTAGACTGAAATTTGTAGCAATATTACATTATAATTGTGTGGTCTCCCATTTGGAGAGTTTATGTTTATTAAACACGGTGATGGAAAAATATTAAACGTTGTTGATGGTGAAGAGCTAACTGAAGATCAGAAAAAAGCCGTCAAGAAAGTTTCTAAAGAGTTCGTCAAACAATCTGACGAATCAACTGATTCTTCTAAGAAGAAGTCGGAGAGCTAATACGCATGCCCATTATTAAATTAGGTGAAGCACATGAAATTAAACTTGAGAACATGGAATCATGTCTTCCCGAGGTTAGTGCTGAGGTCTTAGATAACTTTAGGAAATTTGCGAATAATCTGAAAAAGGTTGCCCCTAAAGCAGAAGACTTCCTATATTTTTCCGCCGTAATGATGCATGCTGCTGAAGCTGCCGCTTTGAATGAAGACGGCACTCCCAAACTAACAATTAAAGGCGAAGCAGTTGAAGTAGGCTGGGATACATCGGGTAATACATGGAAGTGGACTTCTAATGACCCAAGTATAAAACCATATAAAAATTCTAATGGTGACATTTTTCCAGAAGCCGAATTAACCAAAGCTTACAAAAAATGGAAACATAAGCCTCTATGCGTAGATCATAAATCGAGTTCGGTTGATCATGTAAGAGGCTTTATTGTTGATACCTATTATGATCGTAGTCTCAAGCGAGTAATTGCTTTATGCGCCTTAGATAAGGCCGGATTTCCACAATTAGCTAGACAAATTTCTACTGGCGTTTCTAACTGCGTATCTATGGGTACTGCTGTTGGAAGAGCCATTTGCTATGATTGCGGTAGAGTCGCTCGTGCAGAGCCAGACTTCTGTAATCATATGAAAAACAAGACGTGCTACGGTGAAATCAACGTAGATCTCAATCCAATTGAGCTATCTATTGTTGTGAATGGTGCTGATCCTAGAGCCAATATCAAACACATCATTGCCGCAGCCAACACTATGAACACTTATCTCGAAAATAGAGCTAAGGAGTTAGAAAAAGTAGCATCTACATATTCTGCTACTATTATCAGAAGTAATGAATCTAATGGTTCAGAAGTTTCTGATATGAATACTATCTCGGTTCGTGGCGAATCTTTAGAGTCTTTTAAACAAGACTTCGAAAGAGGACTTGAGGAATTAGAGTCTCTTAATTCAAAAATTTCTGAAAAAGATACTAATTCTTCTGCATCTAATCAGTCGTCGGGTTCGATCGCTATGGATGAAGGTGCCCCGACGGATTCTGGATTGGCTCTCCAAACTCCGCCAATAAGATTGGCATCTGCTGATGTAGAAGCAGAATCACTAGCCGAACTTCAACAAGTTACAGCCGCTATTGAGGCCACGCTAAATCAAATGAAGACGAGCTTGGATAAGTTAGCTAAAACTTCTACTATGAAAAAACAAGAGGAAAACATGTCTGGATCAAAAGAAATCAATAAGCAAGCTTATTTCCAGGGCGGCGGTGGCGTTAATGAGCCAACTCCAGGTCAAGTCAAATATCCAAAAGACGGGTTAAATGAGCAACTTCGTGAACACGAAGATAAGCACATGACCGGTCAACCACCTTTCCCTGAGGTTGGTCCTGTGGATGGAATGCACCCTTCACCAGCTTCGGCTGATCCTTCTGGCGAATTAGAGCGTAAGAAAATGCTCGCTCGCGCTGAAGCAGAAGATAGGGCATTAAAACGTAATGCAATTGTTAACCTGGCAAAAGACGCTCTCCGAAACAGAGAAGCTTATTTTCAAGGTGCTGGTGGTGTAAACGAGCCAACTCCAGGTAAAGTTAAGTATCCAAAGGATAAACTTAACGAAGAACTTCGTGATTATGAAGATAAGCACATGGTTGGTCAACCGCCTTTCCCAGGTGTTGGTCCAGTTGATGGAATGCATCCTTCTCCAAGTTCTGCTGATACAAAAGATGAACTAAAGCGTAAGCAAATGTTAGCTAGAGCAGCCCTCCGTGCAAGATTTGTTAAGGCCGCTAATCGTAATGGTACTCAGAATAAAGCTAAGAGTGCTTGGGAAGTTTTCCTTGGTGATAGACTATTGTTAACAGCCTCTGTTGAAGATTTGTCTGGCGGAAATACTGACGTACTATATGATTCAATTGCTACTAAGGCTTTCGGCGCCAGCTTGATCGAAAAGGTCAAAGTTAATGGTGCGGATGCAGTTAGTAGACTAATTAAGAGAGCCGCTGAACCAGGCGCTCCTCCAGCCCCTCCAGGCGATCCAGCCGCAGCACCACCAGGTGGTGAGATGGGTGCCGCACCAGAAGCTGGTCCTCCAGCCGAAGATGAAGGTAAATCTGGCGATCCTAAGCAACATGCTCTACAATTATCTGAAAAGGTAATGAATCTCAGCTCCGATCTTCACGAAGCAGTTCGTGCTTTGGCCGGCGAACAAGCTGAAATGGGTGGCGCAGAAGCCGCTCCAGCAGGTGGTGTTGGTGGTCCAGCAGGTGGCCCAATGGCCGCTGATGATCAAGATGCTCGCAAGAAGAAGATGGATTCTTCCAAAGAAGCTTCTGATAGTTTTAGCACTTCCACTCTCAATACTTTGAGAAGAGAATTAAATGGCGCATTAACTCATGCAATGAAAGAAGCTGTTGCTGACCTTAATGAACACCAGCAAGAACTAGACATGATTGTTGGTATGTACGACAAGGGAGCTGTCAACGACACTAATCAAGATTTTGTTGGCACTATTGTAGAAGACGCATTAAATGAAGCTAAGACCTCAGTGGCCGATGGTTTCAAGTTGATGACCGCCTTTGTTAAGTATGCTCGTGGTACCAAAGCCATTGTCAAACGTGCTGAGATTGAATCAGAACTTGAAGCACTAGCCGAAGGAGATACGATGAGCGATAAGAACGATAGTCACTCCGCAGACGGCGGTGACTTAATGGGACTAATTAACGACACCAATGCCGATTTGGATGCGGTTCATGATATGATGAACCATGAAGGAATGGACGATTTAGGTGACCTAGGTATTGATGGTCTTCTTGAAGAAGGCCATGAAGACCACGAAGATCACGAAGATCCTCTTCTAGAAGGTTTGGCAGATGATAATGATGTCGAAATTAAACCAGAAGAATTGAAGATGCTAACTCAAGCTTCGTTTGATAACAGAGCTGGCCGCGCATCACTCAGAGCCAAATTAGCAGCCGATGCTCTTGGTAAAGAAGAAGACGGAGAACTACAGGATATGTCCAAGCAAAAGTTTAGCGATATGCTAGATGCTTCTCAGAAGCACACTGATGGACAAACTGATTTGGATGTCAAGCCATCCGATAGTCTTGGATTGGTTGAGACCATTCAAGAAACAAACAAGGCCATGATGGATGTCGCCAAAGCTCCACCAAAGGTTCGCAAAGAAGCAGAAGCTATTCAGAGACTCGTTTCTGAAGGTAAATTGGATCCAAGAGATGTTGACGCTCTAGTGGCAGAAGGTCTTGACAAGGATGCAGTTGCTTACTGGAAGAAGTACTTCGGTGAGGTTGATGGTGGTGGTGAATTTGCTAGTGAATTAGTAAAGGAACACGTCAAGTCGGCCATGGAAGAGGAACTTAATAAATTCCGCGTCAAGTTAGCTCGTGCTTATGAACTAACCTATGACATGGTTGATCGTGGTCTCTGTCGTCATGATAGGGCAACTATCTCTGATCAAGTTGATCAAGTTATGAAGTTTAATGATGATGCCTTTGAGTCTCTCAAGAAAGTAGTTGCACGTCATGAACCAGGCGCCCTTCGCAAAGAAGCGGGCCGTATTCCACAAGTTGGACTCAGAGGTGATGGTGAATTCTCTCCAGTAACCGCCGCAGTCGAAGAAGATTCATATGCCCAATTGTCTTCTATGTTCGGAACTAAAAAGGGTGTGTTCTAAAGCTTAACCTAGAACGAGGATACAAATGAAAAACCAAAGCGTATCAGATTTTGTAGCTGCAACTATGGATGCAGTTCTAAACAGCAAAGAGCACAAGTCTTTGTTTGCAACACAATATAAGAAGGCGGGCGAATCTATGTGTGCTAAACACAGTAAGATGGATAGCTGCGCTGCCGATGACGAGAATGATGCTCGCAAAAAGAGGGATACCGATGAGGATTCTTCTAGTGCTTGGGACGATAATGATGCTCGCAAAAAGAGAGATACCGATGAGGACTCTAGCGATGCTGATGATAATGATGCTCGCAAAAAGAGAGATACTGATGAAGACTCTAGCGATGCAGACGACGATGATGACAACGATGCTGAGGATCCTAAGAAGCCAGTCAAATTTGATCCTAACTTTGGTGGCCGTGATGTTGGCGGGCCTTCCGTCAGTAAAGCTGATGATATGGAAGCCTCTGCCGCATTCGATGTAGCTATTGATAGCTTATTGACCGCATCTGCCGCTTTAGACTCAGTTGGTCTAGGTCGTGGTTCTGCTCTTACTTTGAAGATCGCTTCTTTGGTTGTTGAAGCCAAGAAGAAGGACTCAAAAGATAAGAAGGATGAGAAAAAGAAGAAGGACGATAAGAAAAAGAAGGACAAAGATACTCAGTCTGCTAAAGACAAGAAATCTAATCCTTTTGCCAAGAAGAAGGATGATAAGAAAGATGATAAAAAGAAACCATCATCTTCGAAACCATCATCTTCTAAGCCATCTAGCTCTTCATCTTCCTCTCCAAAGAAAAAGTAACACTTAGTAGGTGAACATGTTTAAAAAAGCTAATTTTGAGGATGAGATCTATCGTTCGATGGAAACAACTCTGGTTAAAACCCAGACTGAAAATAAACACGGATTCAATAAATTAGCCAAAGCTACTGACCTATTAAATACTGCCGCCAATATTTTTGATCAGGCCGGCATGTATAATCAATCTAAAGAAGTTACAAAAGTCTTGCAATCATTGGCTGTTGATCAGTTAATGAGCGAGGCTTTTTCTTTGGCTGATTTGACAGATAAAATTGATGTTTTAGGCATTTCTGAAAATGATTTGCATAATATGTTAGATATGTCACCAATCTCCCAACTGATTCATTTGGCCAAAAAACTTGGTAGTGTTCTCAAAGGAGATAGTACTTTATCAGAAGAGGCGCACAAATTAGCAGAAGAGCATGATATTACTGATCCTGATGTTAAGGATAAACTAGTTAGTCATATTCTAACGGCTCTTAAAGTAGCTAAGTTTTTCGTATAAGGGTATCATGCTAAAATCACTTTTTGAAAATGAACTAATTTCTGGTATGCAACAAGAGTTGCGCAAACAAGCTTCAGATGAAACGCCAAATCTTTCTAAGGCGGCCGAATGTTTACATACAGCTTTAGAAATTTTTGAAGAACAAGGCATGACGGCTAGAGCCGATCAAGTTTTGCAGCTATTGGAAAATATCAATCGAGATCCCGCGCCTACAGTAAAAAAAGCTGCTAAAATACATTCTTTACAACAATTAATGGAGGCGGGCGTTACTCAACGCGACCTTCGTGAATTTGCTAAAGATAATCCAATGGCAGTTGCCAAACTTAATTTGACTTTGCGTCGATTGGGACTCTCAGATCATGAAGTTGCTAAATTTCTTGGCCCTAATCGCGTTATGTCGGAAGAGAAGGCCCACAAAACTTTAAATCCTAACAGCCCCAGCTCTTTCTTAGAATTTGAAAGCCTAGCTCCTGTGACGGAACCAAGTGATAAAGGCGGAGAACTTTTAGAGTTCAAGAGCAGCCTTGCTGCTTCTAAAAAAAAAGTATTAAGTGACCGTCACACTAAGGGATTAACTCCTGACAAGGCAGTTTCTAATTATAAAAAGCATGGCACGCCATTTAATATGGCTGATGATAATTGCGCCATTGATTTGCCCCCGCCATCCGATCATCTAAATGTAGATGATTGGGATGTTGATTTTGCGGACATATTAAATTCACCAACTTTTGATATTGATGCATCCGATGATGAATTGATGTTAATGGAAGTTAAAGAAGACTCTCTGGAAGTTTTGGAAGCAGATGTTCCAATGGAAGACTTCGAAGATGAAAGAGATTAAATTCAAACGGTTATATAGGTACTAGAGAGCCATATAGGTGATTAAAGGATATTCATGCTCAGATTAGTACAAACCGGTAATACTTTACCCGTCAGTTTTATTTGCGATCCATCGGCCGAATTTCAGCCGGGCCAGATGGCAGAATTAACCGTTATTGGTAACCAAGTAATGGCTACGGTCAGTAATGGTACCGCACCTATTGGCGTTATTGATGATATTAAAACTAAAGCTTTTACTAACGTTTCTTGGAATGAAACAGTAATTGTTCCAGCAGTCGCGGCTGCCGGTCCTGGTGGTATTTTTGTTACCCCAGTTGATATTAAAGCAGAATTAAGAAAACCAAACATTATAGCATCTAGCTTCAATTCTACTGTTAATGTAGTTTTGAATCCAGTAAATGGTATTATTACTTTTGTAGCAGGAACTCCGCTTAATATAGATTTATCGGGAACTGGTCAGCCAAATGGCATTAAAGCTATTGTAAATTATACTTATCAAGTAGCTAATATTCCAGGTGATGATAGCACTTCTGGTTCTGGTAGAATGACAGTTTGGTATGAAAGAATGTTTTTTCAAACTGATCAATATGAAACCAATCAGCAATATCCTGTTAGGGCTAATTTATATGTTAGTGAAGTGGGCTTTTTAACTACTCGTAGGCCCAGTCCGATTCATCCTGCTGTTGGTATGGTTACTGCTCCACCGACTCCAATGAATCCCATGATTGAGATACTATTTTTCTGATTCGGAAAACAAGTGATATATAGTGTTTTTGAGGTCTTTATGACACAAGAAACGCACAAAATCTGGTTACTATATCGTATCACTAACAAAATTAACGGGAAAATCTATATCGGGCAGGCCGCCGATCTTTCTAAAAGATGGTCTAATCATCGTAGAGCGGCTAGAATGAATAAACCAACTCAAATAATTCATTATGCCATAATTAAATATGGAATTGATAATTTCGATTTTGAGGTAATAGCCTCTTGTAGAACACAAGATGATGCTAATGAGCTGGAAACCGAATTAGTTAAACAATATGATAGCTTTGTTAAAAATGGCAAAGGGTACAACGCTACACATGGAGGCATGAATGCTCCTAAATCTGAAATATTTAGACAGATGATGAAAGATTGGCACGCCTCTCTTTCGCCTGAAGAAAGGGCGGTAATTAGTAAGAAACAGTCTGAATCCTTCACTAAATATATTAAAGAAAATGGACATATAGCATTAGGAACTAAACGAAGCCCAGAAATT